TTATTGTTTACTCCTGATACAATGTTGGATAAAATGACTAAAAAGGACTAAATATGCTTAGCAAGAAATCTATTGACTTAATCATTCACTTTGAGATTGGCGGACGTTCGTACTACGAAAAGGCATTGCAAAAGGTAACTTGGCCTGGGGGCGATAGCGGAGCGACTATAGGTATTGGCTACGATTTAGGATATAACACGGAGAAGCAATTCCTAGCGGATTGGTCCCCTTGTTTGAACTTAAACTTTGTTAATGCGTTGAAGCCTTTATGCGGATTAAAAAAGGAACGAGCAAAGGCAATGATTAAAGGCGAGGTATTAAATGTTCGAGTTCCGTACAATATTGCATACGACGTATTCGTTAAAAGTACATTACCTAGATTTTACAAAGCAACTTTATCAATATATCCTGAAATGATCCATTTAAACGAGGACACCCAGGGCGCATTGGTTTCTATGGTATTTAACAGGGGAACAAGTTTATTAGGGGAACGAAGAAAGGAAATGAAAGCCATTGTCGATTTAGTTAAGAAACAAGATTACGAAGGAATTGCCGAAGAAATCGAAAAGAGTAAAAGGCTTTGGGAAGGTATCGGATTAGACGGATTAGTAATAAGGCGAGAAGCGGAAGCGGACTTAATACGGGACTCAATATCATAAAACACCAAAACCAACATAATGACAACAACAACCAAACGCAAAAGACTTTACTTCGATATTGAGGTAAGCGCAAACGTGGGTTTATTTTGGCAATCAGGATTTAAGATTAACATTGGCACGGAGAACATTATAAAAGAACGTGCAATCATTTGTATTTGTTACAAATGGGAAGAAGACAAAGACGTTTATTACCTACATTGGGATAATAAACAAGACGATAAAAAGTTACTACAAGAATTTATTAAGGTGGCAAATGAAGCCGACGAACTAATCGGGCATAATGGCGACAAATTCGACTTAGCTTGGATTAGAACTCGTTGTTTATTCCACCGAATAGATATGTTCCCCAATTATACAACAATAGACACTTTAAAAATAGCCAGGTCAAAGTTTAGGTTTAATTCCAATAGACTTGACTACATTGGCAAGTTTCTAGGATTAGGACAAAAGATACATACTGACTTCGATTTATGGAAAGACATAATGCTAAACAACGACAAGAAAGCATTAAATAAAATGATTGATTACTGCATACAGGACGTTGTATTATTGGAGAAGGTCCACAAAGAATTAAACAATCATATCCCAGCTAAGACGCATTACGGAGTAATATTTGGCGGAGATAGGGGAACTTGCCCTGAATGTGGCTCCGATGAATTAGTAAAAAGCAATAAAAGAGTAATGGCTTCCGGATTAGTTAAGATACAATATAAATGTAAAACGTGCGGAAAATTGCACTCAAAAACTGATAAATAATGGACTCAAATATTTTAACTTTGGTCATTGAAGATATGCGTAAGCGTGAGGCAAAAGGTAAGCTGGAGTATGGTACAACCTTAGACCGCAAAGATTTAGGGAATAGCGAGTGGATTTATTATGCTTACGAGGAGGCTTTGGACCTGGCACTTTACCTTCGCAAAATAATTGAAAATAATAACGATAAAGTATATTAAAATGAGATACCCTAAAAATTGGAATAAAATGAGTTTAGCAGAACAAGAAGCGTGGCTAGTGAAAAAATTAACTGAATTGTACATTATGGAAACAAGCGTAAAACAAGCATTGGCAAAAGTTCGAGGCGGTAATAAATACGAAGTAAAAGAAATAGACCGTCCGGACGAAGCATTATTGAAAGCGTAATGAAAATAAAGATTATCCATAAAAAACTAGGTAGGGAACAAGCGCACGGCATAGCTGAAAGCGATGGGGTAATTTATATCGATCCTCGATTAAAGGGGAGAAAACTGCTTGAAATATACATTCACGAGGTAATGCACTTACTTTATCCTGAAGCAAGTGAGGAGGAAGTAATTGAAAAGAGCGTAATATTAACTAAGTTACTTTGGAGATTGGGTTATAGAATGGTGGATAATTCGAAGCATTTACCCCTCCAGGACGGCTCTAAATAAAAAGGTATCTTTGTATTGTTGTTTTCATAGTTGGTTTCTCCCTAGTTTAAAACGCTAGGGAGTTTTATTTGGTCAAATAGTGGGAATGGACTAATTTAGTCCTAATTCATAGCAAAGCAGACATAATAAATGGTTACGGTCCTAAGTTTCTACTTGGGACCCTTTTTTTGCACAAAAGTTCACTAATTAGTAAACTAATATATATATTTTATTATAATAACTCAATGATAGCGTAGGTTTAAAGGCTTTAACAAATAATTAACTAAAAATAATTGTGTAAAAGTTTGGTGGATAATATATGTTAATATATCTTTGATTTATCAAACAAAACCAAAAGCTATGAATTTAGAAATTACATTTAAACAAAACTTACAACTTATTGAAGGGTTAAACGGTCGTATTCAAGAAGTGGAAAAATTAATTGCAACATTTAATAGTATGACATTAGTTGCTGAATACGTTAAAGAACGTAACGAACTAATTGAGTTAAAAGAAAAATTATTATCTATTATTTAATCATTTAAAACAAACAACTATGAGCTGGAAAGAAGACAACAAAGACTACATTAATGACAGTGTAAGTTTTACAACCGGAGTTATTATTTTTATTATTTGTATTATTATTGGCTGCTTAGCCGACAACCTTTAAAATTAAATGCTATGGACCAACTAATTTATCAAGGAAGACAACTAAAGTTACACAAAAGAGCAGCTTGTTTGCTTGAGTTATTAAAAGAAGCGCAACGCAGACAAGAAATGTTCGAAAAGGATTTATCGTTATGGCGCAAGGGAACCTACGACGAGCCAATCCGTTTAATGTACAAAGAGGAAGACATTCTAATAAAAATAGCTAGAATGAACCAGGTGCAAAAGCGAATACTTAAGTCTTATCATTGGCTAATCTTAGACCTTTACGAAATTACGGATCAATTTATGTTACCTATTAATACATTTTTATAAAACAATCAATTATGAGTTATTGGACCGCACCAAGCAGAAGAATGAGTAAAATATTATATAACGAGCAAAAACACGCTCGGGAAATAATTGAAAACATTTGCGACTTTTACGGACTTACGACAGTCCAGGTTAAAGGCAAATGCAGATTAAGAAGTTATGTAAAAGCTAGATTTATAGCAATTTATATGATCAGGAAACGAACAGGAATGACACTTAAGGAAATAGCTAGGATATTTCATAGGGACCACACTAGCGTAATTCACGCTTGTCAAACAATTGAGGAAGTATTAAGTTTAAGATACGAGAACGACTACCAAGATGAGATAAAAAAAATAATCGAATTATTTTGATTTATTCACAAAATACCCTTAATTTTAATTATTATTTAACCACAAATTCAACGCTATGAATGAAGAAAAAAACGAATTTCGCAAGAGCCTAAAACTTTACAAAGCTATTGCAGAATTTCAACAAGAATGCCCCGTAATCCACAAGGGGACTAATGGACACAATTATACCTACGCTGATTTACCGGCTATTTTTAAGGTTATTATGCCATTATTAAAAAAGCATAAACTAGGCTTTGTTCAACCTTTACAAGACGACAAACTGCAAACTATTGTTTTCCACACCGAAACAGGAGAAACGATAACAAGCGAGGTTACAATCCCTCAAGTTGTTCTTAGGGGTATGAATGAATATCAGTCATTAGGATCGGCGATTAGCTATTTTAGACGCTATGCTTTATGTTCAATTTTAACTATAATTGCTGATAAAGACACGGACGCAGCCGGAGAAAAGGATTACGACATTCCGGCTTATATAAAGAAGCACAAAAACGCAACTGATTTAACATTTGCGATTGACTTCTGCCAAAACGTTCAAGAATTAGCCAAGTTACACAGTTTAAACAAGGAACTAATAAATCCAGGCATTCAAGCATTATTTACAAGCAAAAAAAACCAATTATAATATGAATACTTTAGCAATTTGGGAGATCGCACCATCTAAAAGCGAAATTGAAACATTTGCTCAAAACGTAGCTAATGAATTGTCCGAAGGCACAATGAAAGCCGAAGACATTGCCATTAAAATTTCAGTAATGGAGAACTTTACTAAAACATTAAGAGCAAAAAGTGAGGAGCATATTATTGACTTCCTGGATAAATGCCCCAAGGGGAAATATGACCACTTAGGAGCCAATATAAGCCTCAAAGACAGTCAAACCTACGACTATGCTTCTTACTCGCCTAGATGGGCGGAATTACAGGCGCAAATCGATATATTAAAAGCCGAGCAAAAAGAAATCGAGGAGAACGGTAAAAAGTTTGAGCGTGGCGCAATACCTTTAAAGTCCTATAAACAATCTTATGTAATCACTTTAAACAAATAATATGATAGTAATTAACATTGAAAAGGAGAAAATCCAATGGAAGCCTGTTCAAACTAAAACAGGAGTAAGACACTTTGCAAACTTAGTAGTTGACAACCTAAAAGAAGTTGACGAAAAGGAAAACACTCATTTAGTTTATAACAATCAAAGCAAGGAGGACCGAGCCGAGAAGAAGAAGAAAGAATATTGTGGACGTGGCAAAGAATATAATTTTAAGAAGGAATATTCAAAGCCTATTAACCAACAAGAGAATGAGGATTTAGATTTACCCTTTTAAACTTAACCAACTATGAAAACACAAAACCAACAAATCAAAGCCTATTTAATTAAAGGCAAATCAATTACTCCATTGGACGCATTAAATAAATTCGGGTGCTTTAGATTAGCTGCCAGGATTAGCGATTTAAGAAATGATGGATTAAAGATTGTAACTAAGAATGTAACTATTAGTGGTAAAACCTTTGCAAGTTATAAGTTATGCTAACACACGCTTCATTATTCAGCGGAATTGGTGGCTTTGATTTAGCAGCCGAATGGGCAGGCTGGGAAAATATATTCCATTGTGAATGGAACCCATTTGGACAAAAAGTTTTAGCCCACCACTTCCCTAACTCAAAATCTTACAATGACATTACTAAAACAAACTTCTCTATTCACCAAGGAACAGTTGACGTCCTTACAGGAGGGTTCCCTTGTCAACCCTACTCAACAGCCGGAAAACGACTTGGGAAAGCCGACGAAAGACACCTCTTTCCTGAAATGTTACGAGCAATTAAAGAAATTAAACCCCGATGGATCATTGGCGAAAACGTTCGTGGACTTGTTAGTTGGAATGGAGGGTTGGTATTCGACGAGGTGTGTGCTGACTTGGAAAGTCAAGGCTATGAAGTACAACCGTTTCTTATACCAGCTGCAAGTGTCAACGCCCCGCACCGAAGGGATCGAATATGGTTTGTGGCTTTCAACTCCAAGAGCGTGCGAAACTCCTCGTTTGGAGAATTTTATGAAAGGGAGAACACTAAGCCCTTCGGAGTATGCACAAATGATAAGCAAGAAAATGTTGCTTACTCCAACCACAAAGGAAGACGTAGTGAATTTAACGACGTTTCAAAAGAGAATGGAGAAATATCCGAATGGAACCAAGATACCGAATTTAGCAACTCAAATAGTAGGAATGTTACCAACTCCAACGGCTTCCGATTGCAGGGGGAGTGGGAGCAGGGAGTCAATTATAAACAGGGGGAGAGGGGAAACGAACGACTTGGGAAGTTGGGCAACAATGAATTCGGAAGATGGGAAGAATTCCCAACTCAACCCCCGATTTGTGGCGGAAATGATGGGATTTCCCGAGAATTGGACGGAATTACCTTTTCTAAATGGCGAAACGAAAGTATCAAAGCCTACGGAAACGCAATAGTTCCTCAAGTAGCTTTACAAATATTTAAAGCTATTAATGAGTTTGAATTATTGGTAAAATAATCTATATTTGTCTTGATATATGCGACATATCAGTAAGAACTTATTGGGGAGGAGGATTGACAGGTAGTCGCATTACCTGCTGGTCCAAATCCCTTTTTTATTTTATGGCAATATTTAGGAAAGTCCACGTTACATTTTGGCGAGATGAGTTTGTTGAAGGTTTAACTCCTGAACAAAAGTTTTTTTACTTGTATTTACTTACAAACGACCGAACGACACAATGCGGAATTTATGAGATTACAATTAAGCAAATGTGTTACGACACGGGATATAACGATGATACAATTAAAAAGCTATTATTATTTTTTATTAATACGGGTAAATTAATTTATTCGGAACATACTAAAGAAATGGCATTAAAGAATTGGGGTAAATATAATGACTCAAATAGTCCAAAGGTTCGTGCTTGTATAGAAAAAGAATTATTAAAGGTAAAAGATAAAGTATTGATACAGTATCTATACAGTATGGATACACATACGAAAGAAGAAGAAGAACAAGAAAAAGAAGAAGATAAAGAACAAGAACAAGTTAATATTGATTTTGATTGGTTTTGGAATGATTATGATAAAAAGGTAGGTGTCAAGGAAAAGTTAAAAAAGAAGTGGAATAAATTAACTGACCAAGAACGCCAAAATGCGATGAATTATATAGAACTTTACAAAATTGCAGTACCCGATAAACAATTTAGAAAAAACCCTGAAACATTTATAAACAATAAAAGCTGGAACGATGAACTCATTACAAGAAATACAACAACAAACAACAACTCCAGGATCGCTCCAAAAATTACCGCCGAACAGTTACACGAAGCGCATACTAAATTCTTTAGCGACAGGGGATAAAGGAGGCTTACACAATGAAATGTGTCGATACAAGGATAAAGGCGAACCGTTGCCATTAAGAGTAATTGAATTAATTCCTGTAAGTGAAAGGCTTCCGGCATTAACAAAACTTTACGGAGTGGAAAAAATATCCGGCATATTATCTATTGCAATTACAAAAGCATTGAATAACTTCAATTTAAGGGTTGGAATGAGTCCCGAACAAATAATGAATTTATCCTACGAATTAATAAACGACTCCGAGCAAGACCAATTAGCTATCCAGGATATATTATTATTCTTAGACGGCTTACCCAAGTTTAAATATGGCAAAGTTTATGACCGTATGGATATGCCTACCTTTTTTGAAATGTTGGAGAAATACAGGGAAGAAAGGCACCAAGCATACATAAACGGTAAAGAGGAAGCACACGCTCAATTCAAAGCAATGGGCGACAGTAACCGAACAAGCCAAGACTTGGACAAAGAAGCCAATAGGAACGCAATGCAACAATATTTAAGAAATAAATAAACTTATTACCCTCACTAAATTATTAATAACAAACAGGGGTGTTAGTTATAACGGTGGGGGTATTTTTAAACTATGAGCAACAAATTATACCAACATATTTGCCAAAAGTACCCGAATATAGAGTACAAAGGGGAAGACCTAAGCTTAGAAAATCTTTACTCAAGGGAGTTAGTAAAACGATGGAACGACGTTAATAAATTTCCAACGATAACTCATATTGTAATTGATTTAAAAATAAGCGAACGGACCGTTTATAGATTAGCAAAACAAAACAATCTTGGCTCACGCTGGGATTTACATAAAAACAAATAAATATGAATTTTTTAATAGGTTTTATTTGCGTAATTATATTTACTGCATTATGTAGTTTTATTTATACCAATAACGACTCAAACGAAGAAATATGACAATAATTATCTTAATCGGTATTATAACAATATTGGAAGTAATACAATTTTATAAACAAACGAAATAATGGAATACTTAGTAATAATTAGCTTACTATTTACCTTATTTTGGTTAAGTGAGCAACTAAACAAAAAGAAATGAGCGGAGAAGTAAAAGGCTTAGAGAATAGCCGACCAATTAAAATGGTGGATATAGAAACAAAAGAGGTAACAGTGTATAAATCGATTGCTTATGCAGTTAGGGTAACAGGAGTAAATGAGTACGCAATAAGGAGCGGACTAAATCCGTTACAAAAGAAACGATTTGAGGTAAACGGACGCAAAGTATGTTTCCGTGTTGTCAAATAACCTAATTTTGCAATATGGCATTAATAACAATTCCTAAACTAACGGCAAAGGCGCAAAAAATATTCAACGCTTATATTAGGCAAAGAGATAGCCAAGACGGGTACTTTACTTGTATTAGTTGCGGACAAACTAAAGACGTTAGCCTTATGGACGCCGGGCATTACGTTCCTGTCAAGGGGAGTTCGGCTTTAAGATTTGACGAATACAACGTAAACGGGGAGTGCAAAAGTTGTAATGGCTTCGACCAATTCCACCTAATAGGCTACCGAAGAAACCTAATTGATAAAGTTGGAGAACGTAAGGTAATGGAGTTAGAGCAACAACATAGGCTAATAAAGAAATGGACCAGGACCGAACTAAACGAAATAATTGAGCAATACAAGTAACATATTTGACACAATGCGAGAAGTGCCACCCGTAAACGGTTATTTTGGGTACACTTTTGTAATTGAAGAAATAAATCATTTCGTTTATGGGGAAACTAAGGAAGAAGCCTTTAACTTTGTGGCTGATTATATAAATGAATATTTAAAATATGGCGAAGCTAACTACTAACGGTAAAACAACATTTGGGAAGCGCAAATGCGGTAAGGCAAAGAAGTCTTACAATAAACACAGTCCCAAGCCAAAACCCTATAAAGGACAAGGACGATGAAAAATACATTCGGCAAAAGAACCTATAAATGTAAATGCGGATCAATACAAGAAGATTACGTTTGGCAAACTGAACTTAATAAACATAAGTTTAAATGTAGCCAATGTAATAAATCAATAGGCTTTGAGCAATTAAACAAAGTTGAAAAGGTCCAGCTTCCCTCAATTAGAACCGAAACAAAAAATAGATAAATGCTAATATCACAAATCAAACCCAATCCGGAGAACCCTCGCAAGATTAATAAATTCGAGTTCGACAAATTAGTCAACTCAATAGAGCAAGATCCTGATTTGTTACAAGCAAAGCCAATTATTATAGATGAAAATAATGTAATATTAGGAGGACACCAAAGATATAGAGCCTGTATTCAATTAGGCATTCAAGACGTTCCCGTTATTGTTATGAGCGGACTGACTGATAAAAAGAAGAAGAAGTTATTGATAATCGACAACACTCACAATGGCGAATTTGATATGGATATGTTGGCAAATGGGGATTGGGACCTGGAAGACTTGAACGATTGGAGCGTTAACGTTGACTTTCTAAATCCAACTATTGAGGAGCCTAAAAAGATTGATAATACAAAAAGCGGTAAGATTTGCCCTAATTGTGGCGTATCTTTGTAATTCAGTGAAAATTCAATGAATATGGCAAACGAACAAAACTTAAAGCCATTCCCCAAAGGAGTAAGTGGAAATCCCGCTGGGAAACCAAAGGGAACGGAACATAGCAAAACAAGGCTTAAAAGATTATTGGAATTAGTACAAAAGAAAAGGAACCCAATTACAGGAGAAGAAGAAGACTTTACCGTGTTAGAATTAATGGATATGCAAATGATTGCTAAAGCATTAAAGGGCGACCAAAGGGCATATCAGGAGGTAATTGACCGACTAGAAGGCAAAGCAAAGCAATCGACTGAAGTTGAGGTAAGCGGTGGAATAAACATAACTTGGGAGGAGAAGAAAACTTATGTAGCAAATAGTTCAAGCCTATAATGGAACTATCTATAAAACAAACAATCGCACTCGATTTACTCGAGGATAAAACAACAAATGAAATACTTTTCGGCGGTGGCGCCGGAGGTGGCAAAACTGCGCTTGGTTGTTATTGGCAACTCAAACAAAGATTAAAGTACTCAAACACTAGAGGACTAATTGGACGTGCGGTATTAAAGACGCTTAAAGAAACTACGTTAGTATCATTCTTCCAGGTTGCTAAAATGCAAGGACTAGAAGCCGGAAAGCATTATAAGTTTAACGCTCAATCCTCAACAATAGAGTTCTTTAACGGCTCAACGATATTGTTAAAGGACCTTTACAGTTACCCAAGCGATCCTAACTTTGACGAATTGGGTTCGCTAGAAATTACGGACGCATTCATTGACGAAGCAAATCAGGTTGACGACAAGGCACGAAACATTATTAAATCGAGAATAAGGTTTCAGTTGGACCAAAACGATTTAGTGCCTAAGATACTTTACACTTGTAATCCGGCAAAGAATTGGACTTACTCCGAGTTCTATAAACCCCAGCAAGACGGAAGCATTGGGGACAATAAACGCTTTATAAGTTCGTTAATAGACGATAACCCTTTTATTTCAAAACATTACAAGGAGAACCTTTTAACATTAGACAAAGTAAGCAAGGAACGTTTGCTTTTTGGTAATTGGGAGTACTTGTCCGATCCCGCACAATTAATAGATTATGAGAAAATTCTTGACTGCTTTACTAGCGATTATGTACATAGTGGTACACCTTACATTAGTTGCGACGTTGCTCGTTTCGGTGGCGATAGTACTGTCATTGGCTTATGGAATGGCTTTAGGGTTAAACTTTATCAGTACTCGGGTAAATCGGTTGTTGAGGTGGCTGAAATCATAAAGAAGTTACAAAACGATTACAAGGTCCCCACTTCAAACGTTGTCGTCGATGAGGACGGAGTAGGCGGAGGAGTATGCGATATACTAAGGTGCAAAGGCTTCGTCAATAACTCCAGGGCATTGGAGAACCCTGTAACAAAAGCAAAAGAGAACTTTGACAACCTTAAATCGCAATGCTACTATAAGTTAGCCGAGTTAATAAACGATAATAAAATATACATTAACGCAGATGGCAAAATGAAACAACTAATCATTGAGGAGTTGGAACAAGTCAAGCAGAAATCAGTTGACAAAGACGGAAGCAAGGGTATAATACCAAAGGATAAAGTAAAGGCTTTAATTGGAAGGTCCCCCGATTTCTCGGACTGCTTGGCAATGAGAATGATATTTGAATATACACCAAAATTTGTAGTGAGCGTTTATTAGCATAAAATAAGTAACTTTGACTAAATTGTACATATATGGGACTATTTGACTTCTTTAGTAAAAAGAAAGTAAACACTTTATTTCCGAACATTCCACTAAGCGCACAGGTTGCAATACAACAAGGGATTGTTACTTGGCAAGGACAAAACGCACAAGCTTACGTTAGGGACGGCTACCAATCAAACGATATAGTTTATTCAATCGTAAAACTAATTACTGACAAAGCAAAGTTGGCTCCATTTCACGTTTATAAAGTAGTGGACCAAACGGCTGCTAAGCGTTATAAGTCATTAATGAAGCAACCCGATAAAATCGAGAATTGGAACGAGGTTAAGCAATTACACAAAAAAGCATTTGAATTATACGACGGCGACGCACGATTAAACGAATTACTTAAATATCCGAACGAGGAGGACACCTGGGCGGATTTAGTTGAACAATGGTGCGGCTTTAAATTATTAACGGGCAACTCCTTCATTTATGCTAAAATGATTGAAGGCGGTCCTAACGATGGCAAACCCTTTGAACTTTATGCATTACCCGCTCAATTTATGGCAATCGTTGCCAACGTGGAAGTCTTCCCACCAACAAGAGTGGGTTACCAATTATACTACGGTAAGTTGTGGACCTTTGACACAAAGGAAATATTACACGACAAATACTTTAACCCTTATTGGACAGTAACAGGGAACGAACTTTACGGACAATCTCCGTTAATGGCAGCTGCTAGAACCTTAACTCGTTCTAACGAAGCCAAGACGGCTGCGGTTGCTTCATTCCAAAATGGAGGTCCAGCCGGAGTATTATTTATGAATGACGATAGGTTCGACCCGTCAAGCGGTACTCAACAGGCTCAAGCGTTAAAGAAATCAATTAGCGAGAAAGGCGGAGCAAGTAACTTCAATTCTATTGCGGTATCAGGTTATAAAGTGGATTGGAAGCAAATAGGATTAAGTCCCGTTGAGTTAAACATTATCGAGTCCGAGAAGTGGGATATGAAGTCGCTTTGTAATATTTACGGAGTGCCTAGTCAGTTGTTGAACGACGCTGAAAATAAGACTTACAATAACCAAAGAGAAGGGGAGAAGGCTTTAACATTGCGTTGCGCCATTCCTTTATTGGATAGTATTGCCGAGCAATTAAATAGGAAACTTCATAGCGATTGGGGTTATAGAGGACAAAATGTTTACATTGGTTACGACATACAAGTTTACCAAGAACTAGAAGCAAACAAAGCCGAGCAAGTTGCTTGGTTAGATCAAGCCTGGTGGATTAGTCCGGCACAAAAGATGGAAATAATGGGTATCAAAAACCCTGATTATATCCCAATGGAGGAACTACAAAAGCTATACGTTCCAAGTAGTTTGCAGACATTAGACCAATTCCAACCCTTAGAAATCCCAACGGAAACAACACCTAAACAATCTTAATATGCAATTCGTAGAATTTATAAGTCAATTATTAGACAGTAAAGAACAGGCAATCGTTTGGCACAATCAAACAATGAGTTATGCCGAGCATAAAGCATTGGATAAATACCAAGACGAACTCGCTGAATTATACGACGGATTAGTTGAAAGCGTAAGCGGAATATACGGAAGACCTAAGAATTACTCCGTTGGTACGCTACAAAATTATACAAGCAACGAAGCCGTTCAAACATACTTTAAGGACCTTTACACATTTGTACAAAAGGAACGCAAAACAATTTACCAGGATAGTTGGATACAAAACGAAATAGACGAAATCGCCAAGCTAATAGCTAAGACGCTTTACCTTTTAACACTTAAGTAATGATTTGGCAAGATTATAGGAAACTATATAACAATGCTTTAATTAAATACTCGCCTAAATTCCAAAAGGAATTACAAAGACAGGTCGATACATATTGTCGTACCCAGGACTTCAACGCAATTAGCGATAAGGCGCTCAAAAAGACGATTAAACAGTTGCACGTTGCCTTAGGTACCAAAATGGGTATAACCGCCGAGAAAGACGTTAAAAAGGCTACTAAAGGCGCTTACGTCCCAATGGAAGTAAAAGACGCTAAAACTAATCTATTTGCTTACGTTATCATTAAGTACCTAGAAACAAAAGGATTGGACCAATTAGCTGCGGATATTACGGAAACAACAAAGGAACAAATAAGAAGGTTTTTAGTGCAAGGGCAATCCGAAAACTTAACAATGAATGAAATCATTGAGTTACTTAAGACATCGGGAATAACTAATTACCGTGCTTCCTTAATAGCTAGAACGGAAACCTCAAGGGCAGCCAACATTGGCTCAATGGTTGGCGCAATGTCAACGGGTTTGGTAACAGTTAAAGAATGGATTGCAGCAAAGGATAACAGGACAAGAAGAATGCCAAGGGACGCAAACGATCACTTAAATATGGACGGTGTTCAAATACCAATGGACCAAAAGTTTGTAGTTCCGGCAAGGGATTATATTGACAATATGTTGCACCCAGGCGACTCAACCGCTCACGCCGGAAACGTTTGTAATTGTCGTTGTACCTTAGGATATGAAGCCGTAAGGGGAAGCGATGGTAAATTACAAAAGCTAGAAAATAACCCGCCAATGGGCGACGCTGGGTTGATATGGAATTTATTAACAAACTTAGCCGGAATGGAAATAGCTAACTTATTAAGCGAAGCATTACAATAACAAAAAAAAATAATAACTTTGTTGGTATGAATACTATGCAATTAAAAAATACCTTAGTTCAAAAGGAAGACGAAGGTTATAACATAATGGACGTTGACTCCGAACAACGCAGAGTTAAGGCGGTTTGGGCGAGATGTGGTAATATCGATTTAGATAACGACATTATCGTTCCTGAAGCATTTACTAAGACGTTGGCTGAACGTGGACCAAAAGGAAAAAACCTTATTTGGTCATTGGTGGATCATTGCGCAGATATGAATAACGTAATTGGTAAGCCGGAACAATTATACGTTGAGAATGATATGTTAATCGCAGTTACTCCAATCATTGAAACCGAGAAAGGCGAAGACATTATCAAATTGTATGAAGCTGGGTTAATTAACCAACACTCAATAGGATTTAGTACAATTAAGTCAAGCGTTGACAAAAACGGAATAAGAACAATTACCGAGTTAAAAATGTATGAAGGTAGTGCGGTTCTTTGGGGTGCTAATCCTGAAACTCCAACATTAGGATTTAAAGGAGAAATGGAAATCGCTGATAAAAAGGCAGAATTAAGTAACAGGCTCGAAAGGCTAATCAAAGCGTTCAAAGGTGGAAGATTTACCGATGAAACATTTAGCTTAGTAGAAATCGAAATAAAAAGGATACAAAGCGAGTTAATGGAAATCGAAGTAATTAAGGAAATCACTCAACCCGAGCAATCAGTTGAGCCGACTCAAGAAGAAAAGACCGAAGATAACGAGCAAGTCCTAAAGGCAATTAATCAATTCAATAATCTATTTAAAAAGTAAAAATGGAAAATTTAATCAATGAAATGGCAGAAAACGTAAAAGGAATTAAATCCGACGTTGCTGCTCAAATCGATGAAGTTAAGGCTTCAATCAAAGTGTTAGCGGACGAAACACAAAAACAAATCGACGCACAAAACGCAGCTCAAAAGAAAAGCGCTGCTAAGCAAGTTAAGAATTTGGACGAAGCTATCATGGAAAAACTTGATGGCAATATGGACTTAATGGAAAAAGAAATGAAGTCAGGCGGTAAATTCCGTTTAGATTTAAGCGACGTTAAGAGTATGACTTTGTCTGCTTCTTTAACAGGCGACGCTCAAGCTTCTTACGCTCCTAACGCTGCTATCTTACCAAGCCAAGCAGTAAACTTCCGTGATTTGATCCCTACAGTACGTTCAACAAGTGGTTTATATGTTTTCTATAAGGAAACTTCTACTACTAACAACATTGCTGCTCAAACTGAAGGTTCTAACAAAGGCGAGAACAACTACGCATTAAGCGAAGTAAAAGTAGTTAACGACTATATCGCAGGTTTCTCAACTTTCTCTAAGCAAATGGCTAAATCTTTACCTTTCTTGAGTACAACTTTACCAAGAATGTTGACTAGAGATTTCTACAAAGCGGAGAATGCTGCATTCTATACAACTGTAAGCGGTGCTGCAACAGGTTCAACAACTACTTCCGAAACAGTAGATTTAGAGCAATTAGTTGACTATATCGGAAACCAAAAGAGCGCAAACTATGTAGCTTCTTTTGCATTGGTTAGCCCAACTCAAATGGGACGTTTATTAAAAGAAACAATCACTGCGGGTTACTATGCCGGAAGTGGTTCAGTTATCGTAAACCCTAACGGTGGTATCACAATTTGGGGAGTACCTGTAATCGCTGCTTCTTGGGTAGCTGACGACAAAGTATTGATCTTAGATAACAACTATTGTGAGCGTGTTGAAGTTGAAGGTTTAGCAATCGAGTTTTCTTATGAGAACGCTAGTAACTTCCAACAAAATATGGTTACTGCTCGTATCGAGTGTTACGAAGATGTTAACTTAATGCAACCAGGTTCAGCTATCTTTGCTGACTTAGGAAACGTTAGCTAATTATAACGCTAAGTAATAAAATTACCCCCTCCGTAAATGGTGGGGGTTTTTTATTAATATTATTGTAAATTTGTAAAAAAGGGATATGTACAATTACATTATAGATTACACTCAAGTTGACTTAGGCACAATTACCGAGCCTGTAACAGTTGCAGAAGCAAAGCAGTATTGCCGTGTCGATAACAACGTTGAAGACGATTTGTTTGAGGAATTAATCACTCAATCACGTCAAGCAGTAGAAAAGGCAGCCAACATAAGTATTACCCCTAAAACGGTTACATTGTGGTTCACTAATAGTGCGGGTAACTTCCAGCTTCCATTCGGTCCAATGACCTCATTTACTAGCTTAACGGACGTTAACGGTAATGTAATTGGAAGCAACGTTTATAAGTTAATAGGAGGACAATATCCTAACCTACAAAAGCCTGATTGGGCGAATTTAACGGCGGTTTATACTACGGGTATGTCAACAGTACCAAAAGAAATAAAGATTGCTATTTTGGATCAAATTAACTACGGATACGAGAATAGAGGTATGGACGTGGACGATATGGGTATTTGTGAGAAAACCTGGAGAGTTTGCCAACGTTGGACAAGAACTTCGCCAATATTATAATATGAGAATAGGACTACATAAAGATAATTACGTTGACGCTAACTCAATGAATAGATTAGTGAACGTTTATGCGCCTACTAGAACGAGCGACGGCGAAGGTGGATTTACAACAACATTTACGCTTCAAGCTACTGTTTGGGGGGATTATAGACCACAACCACAAAATAGAGTAGTACAGGAAAACCAATTATCATTTAATAGATATGCTAAATTATTTATCCGTTGGGATTTGTCGATAAATGATAATTACCAATTAGAGGTTGAAGGTCAACGCTTTACAATCCATTCTATAAAGGACGTGGACAATGCGCATAGATTTTGGGAAATTGAAATGTACGCTTAATGGCTATTACGATTGAAATAAAAAACCTTAACGAGGCTTTTAAGAAGTTCGATAAAATGAGCAAGGAAGTCAAAAAGGAAATAAAAGACGAGGTTGCTGCTTCTGCTTTAAATATCCAATCGAATGCTAAAAAGTTGGCTCCTGTTAACTTTGGTAAACTAAGGCAGTCAATTTATGTAGAAGAAAAGTCTAAAAGTGCAAATCAATTTATGTATGTAATTGGTGCAGCTGCAAAATATGCTCCTTACATTGAATTTGGAACGGGTGGCAAAGTGAGTATCCCTAGCGGATTTGCGGACGAAGCAAGTAAATTTAAGGGTAAAACAGGGGGTAAATTTAGCGACTTGGTAAAGGCACTAACGGAATGGGTAAGTAAAAAGGGAATTGCTAGTGGTAAAAAAAGTAAATCGGTGGCTTTTATGATAGCCTTAAGTATAATAAGAAAAGGAATAAGACCGCAACCGTTTTTAATACCAGCTTTCCAAGCGGAAAAGCCTAAATTAATATTAAAAATAAAAGACGTAATAAAAAATGCTAAATCCTAATATTGAAATAAAGAAATGGTTCGTAACCAACATTGCTTCGGCAACGGGATTGCCCGTTTACGACGGTATGGCTCCCGATAATGACCTTACGGAATATATCGTTTTGGACGGTAGAACTTCAAGCCAGGAACAAGGCAAAAGCGGTTACACAAATACAAATACTATAATAGTTGACATTATAACAAAAAATGCTAACTTTGGCTATAAACGTTCCGAAACAATATCTAATATGATATTAGAAGAAATAAATTCGGATACTAAAATTACACTACCTAGCGGGTGGACTTCCACTAGCTTATTTGTAAATAGTATCACAAATTTAGACGGCTTAAATCCATTAGACAATGTATTTAGAACGCTTATAACATATAATTTAACAATAACTCAAATTTAATAAAATGGCAGAAACTAAAGTATCAGGTAGAGATTACCTACTATTCGCAGACATTGACGACAACGGTGCATTCAAACCTGTTGCTTGTCTTACTTCAAACAATATCACTTCTTCTTTGAACGTGATTGACGCAACTTCTAAATGTGGCGACCAATTCCAACCTGGACCGGCTTACAACCAAACAATCAAAGCTGACGGGTTCGCAATCGACCAAACAGGAACGGCTTCTAAAGACAGTTATAATCAATTATATACTGCTTTTATTAACGGTACTGTATTCGATATTAAAATGGGCGAAGCTACTCCGGTTGCGGGTAATGTAGTTTATTCAGGTGCGGTTTTCATTTCTGCATTTGACGTAACTGCAGCGGATAAAGAAGACGTAAAATTCAGTGCGACTTTAACAGTAGCGGTTCCACCTTTAACTCAAACAGTAACAGCTTAATAAAAAACAACAACAACTATGTTCGAATTAAAACTAAACAACAAAACAATCCACTTAAAGTGGGGTACTTGGGCAATGCGTGAATTTTGCGCAATAAACAATATTAGTATTGACAAGTACTTTGAACTATTAGGTAAAACGCAATACGATTTAGATACCGTTGTAAAGTTAATTTACATTGGTTATAAATCAAGTTGCGTAAGTAACAAACAACCCGTTGAATATAATGAAGACGACGTTTGTGATTGGATTGACGAATTAGGCGGACTTTTTAATACCGAAGGGCAATTCATTGAGTATGTTAAGTATATCATTTCGAATACTGTTACAACAGTTCAAGGAGTTGTTAAAGAGGAAAAAAAAAAGCCTAACAAAGCTAAGCTGGGACGACATATTAGTTAAAGCTGCCGAATGCGATATACGCCCGAACGAGTTTTGGGAAATGACTTGGAAGGATTTTTCTATTATCGTAATGGGTAAAGAAAAAAAAGAGTTAAATGAATGGGCGAGGACTAGAAACCTCGCCTATATTATATACCTAAGTAGCACTACCGAAAAGGCTCCTAAATCCTTGAAAGCATTTTGGCACATTCCGGCTATTGACGACGTGGATATTGAAATAGAAGACAACCCTAAGTTAACCGACGAACAACTTGCAAGGACATTAAAATTATACGGAGTAAATTAAAATAAAGATGGCAACCGAAGATTTACAAATTAATATTGGAGCGAATACTCAAGGACTACAAGACGGTTTAAATAGCGCAACAAATTCTATAAAGCAATTTGGTACTGCGGTTCAAACAAGTACAAAGCCAACGGCGGACGCAACAAACGCTTTAACAAACTTGTCAAGGGTTGCTCAAGACGCTCCGTATGGATTTATGGGTATTGCGAATAACCTTAACCCAATGTTGGAGTCTTTTCAACGATTAAGTAAAGAGTCAGGAAGTGCGGGTGCTGCATTAAAAACAATGGTTGGCGCTTTATCAGGTCCAGCGGGTATTGGTTTGGCTTTAGGTGCTGTTTCTTCATTAATTGTTGTATTTGGCGACGATTTAATGAATGCTATGAATGAAACAGGAGCATTTGAGAAATCAATGCAATCAATGCGCACTGCGTTTGATGAAAACGTTAAATCAGTAGGCGCTACAATAGCAACGGACCAAGCATTAGTTGCAGTAATCAACGACGTAAGTCAATCAACGGAAGCAAGAGAAGCAGCGTTAAAGCAATTAAAAGAAGCGCATAAAGGTAATGTTGAATTACAAAAAACGGATATTAACGACGGAAATACATTGATTAATGTTATTAATCAAATGTCGGAGGCTTTAGTTAGAAAAGCGCAAATCGAGGCAGTATCAAAAATAGTAGGGGAGGAATATGCAAAGTTAATTAGGTTACAAACCGCTGATATTACCGAACAAGCGAGTAATTTGTCCACTTGGACAATGGGGTGGAATGTGTTAAAAGGTTCTTTAACGGGTGGAAGTACTGCAATGGGTGTCGCAAAAACTAATATAGGGGTAGTTAACGACGCAATAGCTAACAACGCAAATCAAATTAAACAAACAACTTCTAATTATGAGAAATTAATAGGTGTCCTTAATAACTTAACAAGTCAATCATTTAAACAAGGGGACTTTAAAATTACGGGTACTTCTGCGCCAAAAACCGCTACTAGCAAAGCGAGTCTTGACGTTGACACTTCGGAACTAGAATTATTAAAAAAGAAGCAACAATATTATAAGGACGACATTTACGCATTTAAAGAATATGCGGATCAAATTGTAGCTGAAGAATTAAGAATAGCGATATTAAAAGCGCAACACAATAAGGCAAGCGCAGCTGAAATAAAGAACATTCAAGAAATGTCCGCTCAAGCACTTTTGCAAAATGAAAAGAACTTGGGAATGGAGATAATGAAGATTGCCGACGCTAATACTAAAGAATTTGAGAAGCAAGAAAAGGAAGCAGCTAAAAGGGATTTAGACGAAAAGAAAAAAGCAGCTAAAGACGCTATTGATATTATCCAGGATCAAATGGACATTGAGGAGAGAATGGCGGGTAAGGACTTCGAGAAGAAGAAGGAAGCAGTAAGGAGAGCAATGACCGAAATGAAATCCTTAATGGATAAATCAACCAATCCTGAAATAATCGAGGAGTTGAGCAAGTCCTATGATAAATTAGGCAAGAGGTTAAAAATGCTTGACATTGAGAAGCAACAGGAAGACACTAAAAGGCTAACGGATAATTGGGAGAAGTTTTCGGAAACAATGGCTCAAAATGTTACCGATGGCTTATTAATTATGTACGACGCAATGCAAAAGGGAGAAAGTCCATTGAAGGCATTGGGTAATTTTGTCGCTGACTTAACAAAGAAATTTATCGCTGCAATTATCCAGGCTACTATTTTCCAAGGTTTGATGTCTTTATTAGGAACTGCAACCGGAGGCGGTGGCGGATTTTTAGGCGGATTAATTGGCGGAGTTGGTAAGATATTAGGATTTGCGGAAGGTGGAATTGTTTCTCGTCCAACGGTGGCAATGGTGGGAGAAGGAGGACAAAGCGAAGCAATTATGCCATTAAACAAATTGGGTAATATGATGAATAGCACCTTTAATGCCGGAGCAATGAGCGGAAGCGGTGGCGGTGCTGGGGGTGGACAATTCGTATTGAAAGGAAGTGATTTAATATTAGCAATGAATAGAAGCAATTTCTCACTAAACGTTAGAAGGTAATGAGTTATAACATACATTGGACAAGTTCGGCTATTTCCAAAAACGGTAATGTTTATCAATTAGACATTTACGATAAAGATTATACAGGCGATCCTATCACGGTTCCCGTAGGCGAGGAGCCTTTTGTATTAAAAGCAAATGCTTCAAGCGACAACCAATACGAGCCATTATTAGCGAGTGAGTTAAGGGTGGTATTGAATATAACGGACACTCAAGAAGATTTTATTGACTTCGCAAATGAGGATCAATTCAAATACTTTGGGATATTATCTTACGACGATAATATTGTTTTTCAGGGTTGGTTGTTATCGGACGCAATGGTAATGCCTTTTACTACGGGAGAAATAGAATGTGGCTTTTCTTTTATAGATGGCTTAGCAATGCTTAAGACTATTTATTACACTCCGTCAAACTTAAACTCGTCTATATTAGAAAGTTTAAGGCAAACAATTCAAAACTGTTTAAATGCTTTAAATTATCCATTTGGTTATAATATAAACATTGGGGTTTCAATATTTGCCGGAGAAATGGTAAATAGAACGGACGATATTAAAAACGAGCCATTGTCGCAATCATTTATGAGCGTTAATAACTGGTTCAATTCAAGTCAAATTACGACTCCTAATATTGATCCTTTTTATTATAGCGATTTCATTTCTTGTTATGAAATATTAGAATATATTTTATTAGGGTGGGGAAGTCAATTATTCCAAGCAAACGGAGAATGGTATATTACAAATGTTAACGAAATGGCTTCGGATAATATTTATATAACTAAATACGACGAAACAGGAACTTATATTTCTGCTAGTAATAGCGATATAAATTATACGGTAAAGCCTTACAATACGGAAGACGAATTATACTTTATAGATAATAGCCAAGCAAAAATAATAAGGCAAGGTTTCTCACAAATATATTTTACAACAAAATCGGAGTTTGCCGTTAACTATATTGACAACGGATATTTAAGAAGATTAGTAGGTGGGGTTCCTTACGGTTGGTTAACACAAACTAACGGAACGGGAGCGGTTACTTTTACAACGGGGGAAATTGCTAACTTTTATAAAATTAGCTATTCGACAGTAGGTAGCTTTGACTCGTTTGCTGGGGTTAGGGCAATATACACTAGATATGTATCTATAGGCGACGTAATGGACGTTAAATTCAATTATAAGGTAGTAAGTAACCCAATAGAAGATAAGCCGATATGTACGGTTAAAATCGAAATAATCTATGGTTCAACAACTTATTACTATTCAAAGAATGAAGCGTGGGAAATAGCGGGAGCAAACCCCGAGTATTACCAACCTACGGGGGATTTATCACAAAACAAGCAAAACTCCATTAGTTTCTCAACGGCTCCGATACCCGTATCAGGACAGTATTATTTTTCCGTTAGGGTTAACCCATTGCAAACGGGATTGCTTCAAACTCAAGCGGAAGTTGACGTGAGCGTTTTTTCGATTAGCTTTTCAAGTAATTATTCTTATAACTTAGTTTCAGTACAAAAGGAAACAACCTTTCAAAATAAGAAAACAGTTGACAATTATATTGGAGCCAGGTTTGGAGAAAACTTTAACAATATAGGAGCAATTGTAAATAGTTTTGGCTTAGAGGTTTATTCTTTTTGGTATCGACAATCGGAAGCGGGAATGGGTTACATTTCAATAAACTTGGTGGGTATTATTGCCGAAGATTACTACTTTACACAATCTAAGGCTCAAATTAATGTAAGCGGTTCTTTAATGTCATTAATGAGCAAGAAAACAGGAGAAACAACAAAAAGCCATTTGAGTTTATTTTCTTCTATAAAAGTGGAAGATACTTCTCCAGGACCAAACAATATAACGGGTAAATATTATATAATGGGGAATTGTGAATTTAACTTAATTGAGGATATGTTAAGCAATGTTACATTATTGGAGGTATCAAAAGTAAGGTTGCCAAACACAATCAAAAATGCTAATTTTACAGTTGAACAATAAAAAAGTAAATTTGCAATATGGCAGACAAAGTAACAGGGAAAAATATAATGCTTTATTATCACGAGGCACCTTCGGAGGCTTACCCCGATGGACGTGATATTCCGTTCGCTTGTTCAACTAACTGCGTTTTTAACGTATCAGTTGACCAAAAAGAGGTAACGAGTCAAAGTTCGGCGTGGTATAAAGAATACAAAATTGATATGGCTTCGTGGACAATTACTTGCGATGGCTTAGTTACTTTGGACGGCTACGGATATTTAAACTTCTTAAATATACAAAAGAATAGAACTCCAATAAGCGTAAAGTTTGTTATAGACAACGGAGCGGACGGCTTAGTAATAATAAGCGGTACTTGTAACTTGTCTAACTTTCAATTAAACGGTCCATTTAAGGATATTGCAACTTATTCAGTTAGTTTACAGGGAACGGGTCCTTATGGTACTACGGGAACTGCGCTTAATCCTAGCGGTACGGTTATCGTTGCGGGTGGGGTTGTTGTCGATAAACAATACACGGCTTCAGGTGCAGAAAATACAATTACTTGGACCGATATGATTGGCAAGACTTGTCTTTATGTATCTAGGGGTGGGGTTGACGTTAGGGACATTGTGGCGAGTGGTGCAACGGGCGAACAAGTTGCGTGGAACTCAACAACCGGAGTATTGACATTCCCAAGAGCGCTTGAGAGTGATGAATTTGTTCGTGGTTTATTCCAATAAAAATAATATAAAATGAGTCAACAGTTACAAATAACGGGCGGTGCTAAAGTAAGAAGTTTAGAAGGTGTTATAACAGGATCAACGGGAGTTTTAGGTTCTTTGCCTATTAACGCTTCAAATGGTATTCCACAATTAGACGTAAACGGTAAAATATTAGTTTCTCAATTACCCAATTCCGTAATGGAATATAAGGGGACTTGGAACGCTGCAACAAATACTCCAACATTAGCCGACGGAACGGGTAACCAAGGGGACGTTTATTTATGTAACGTTGCCGGAACTGTTAACTTTGGTTCAGGTCCTATAAGCTTCGTAGTTGGCGACCAGGTTATTTACTCGGGTACTATTTGGCAAAAGGCAAGTGGTGCAACGGGAACGGTAACAAGTGTTGCGGTAACTGAAAGTGGCGACGCTTTAACTATTACAGGTTCTCCGATTACGACTTCGGGAACGATAAACATAGGCTTTGCCGGAAGTTCGGCTCAATATGTGGCGGGTGATGGTAGTTTAATTACATTCCCTTCTTTAACGGGTTATGTGCCATATACAGGTGCAACTGCAAATGTTGATTTAGGTACTTTTGATTTAACAACTGATATAGTAAACCTTAACCAATTAAAAGCAGTTGGTAGCGGTGGTTTAAATATTTATTCAAATAGTGGAACTCATATTGCATTAATGGGCGGTGGTGGTGGTGCTGGTACTACTTTTTATGGTGGGATTATAGGTACTACTGCAAGTTTTACAAGTTCAGGCAGTAGCAATACTTTTGATATTAATCATTCAAGCGGTAGCGGAATAACTTTAAACATAACAAAAGGTGGAAATGGCGAAGGTCTTTATATAAATAAAACAAGCGGTAGCGGAAACGCTGCAACTATAATAGGTACTTTAAACGCAACTACTTTAGTAAAAAGTGGTGGTACTTCAAGTCAGTTTTTAAAGGCAGATGGTAGCGTGGACTCTAGTACTTATATAACTTTAGCTTCCTTAAGTGCAACAACTCCGTTAAGCTATAACAATACAACGGGAGCATTTTCTATTAGTAAAGCCGATGACATAAGAGATGGCTACCTTTCAAGTGCGGATTGGACTACATTTAACAATAAGCAAAACGCTTTAACCAATCCTATAACGGGAACGGGTGCAAGTGGTCGTATAGCTTATTTTAATGGTACTACAACACAAACAAGTTCGGCTAATTTAACTTGGGATAATACGGACGCAATATTATCAACAAATTCAATATACAATTTTAATAATACTACAAATGCTTATATGCTTTCAAGCGACGGCGAAAATATAGGTAGTATATTTAACGTATCGGCTGCAAAGTGGTCATTAGGATATGGAACTTCTGCAACTGCATTAGGTACTCCTGCTTTAACTTGGGATAATTCAGGCAAGGTTGGTATTGGAACAACTTCTCCTAGTAATTTACTTGACGTAAATGGTACGGGAAGGTTTACGACAAATTTATTTATTAATAGAGCATCAGCAGGTAATTCAAACGGATTATCACTTCAAACTGCGGGTACAAATAATTGGTATATTGGAAGCTCTGCGGTAGGTGCAAATACTGATTTACAATTTTACAATCATTCAGCAGCAGAAGTAGTTTTTAGTATTGCCAATACTACGGGCAATGTTGGAATAGGAACAACAAGTCCATTTAGTCAAGGTACAAGTCCAAAATCATTAGAAATAGCAGGTACAAACTTTGGTCAATTATTTGTTAGTGCAAATAGCGGTGCTACTCGTGGTACTTTAATGGCAAGAAATGGTACAAGTGATGTGTACATAGGTGCAATAACAAACTCGCCTTTAGCATTTGGCACTAACGATACCGAGCGAATGAGAATTACAAATGGTGGCTTAGTAGGTATTGGAACGAGCAGTCCTACAAATAAATTAACATTATATAATACAGTTTCTTATAATCAGGTTAACGACCAATTAAGATTAATTGGTAACAATTCCGGAGGTGGAAGTTCTTCAACCCCGTCTTATAATGGAGGTATTGCATTTACTCAAGACGCTACTGACTTTGCTTATATTAGGTCAATACAACCTAATCCGGCAAGTTCTTGGTCAAGTAGATTAGGTTTTTGGACATTAAACGGAAATGGTGGAACGCCTATTGAAAGAATGTCTATTGACAATTTGGGCAATGTAGGTATTGGAACAACTAGCATAACAAATGGAACTACTTATGGTGGTGGTGGTCAAATAAATCTTTTAAAATTATCTTCAGGTGGTTATCCCGCTTTGGAAATAAATTCAACAAGTAGCGGTGGGGGTTCAATTCAATTTACATACGGGACAAATTTGCCTAATCAAGTATCAGCATTTATAGGTTATAACTATGTTGTCGGAACGGTAAATGATTTTAATATTTATAATGTTGCTAATGGGTTAATTTCATTTGGTACTAACAATTCCGAGCGAATGAGAATTACTTCAGGGGGCTTAGTACTTATAGGCACTACAAGTAGTTCAGGAGTGGATAAGGTAAGAATAAACAATGATGGAGCAAGTTCTTATTCAACTGTAAATATTACTAATGCCAATTCAACTGCCAATTTTTATGTTGGTGTTGGTGGTGGTTCAGTAGCAAATAGTAATCTTCAAAATAATGCTTATGTATGGAATGCAGCAGCTTCTTCATTAGTATTTGGTACAAGTGATAGTGCAAGACTTACAATATCTTCAACAGGAACAGCTACCTTTACGGGTGGTATTAATGCGGGGACATTGTATTTGGGTTCATTAGGAACAGGAACGGTTTATTCAAGTTCAGGAACTTTAACTAATACTAACCCGTCCGATAAAAGATTAAAAGAAAACATTACTCCAATTACTTATGGCTTAAACGAAATACTTAAACTTAATCCTGTTTCGTTTGATTGGAAGAATGATAATAATAAGAATAAACAATTTGGATTTATTGCTCAAGAAGTACAACAAATAATGCCGGAAGCAGTAATCGAAGGGGAATATTTAGGACTAGAAAAGGACGCAATTTATACGGCTTTAATAAACGCAATAAAAGAATTAGAAGCAAGATTAAAAACATTAGAAAATAAATAAAAATGGCAATAACTTACAATTGGGTAATTAACCAACTAGATACCGCACCAAGCGAAGACGGATTAACTGACGTAGTAAAAGTAGTACATTGGACTAGAACCGCTGAACAGTTTGTAGGTGGCGAACCTATCAATGTTTCAAGTTACGGAACTATGGCTTGTACTACCCCAAGTTCAACTGATTTTACGGCTTATCCTGATTTAACCTACGAGCAAGTTTGCAGTTGGTTAGACGCTGGGTTAGACGTTGAAGCAATCGACTTAGGATTAGACGGACAAATTGAGAACATAATCAATCCTCCAATTATTGTATTGCCATTACCTTGGTCCAATCCTAGTTAAATTTGGTAAATCAATAAAGGAAATCTTATATTTGTAAAAAATCAAATAATATGCACATCAACGAAACACAATTAAAAGAATTACAGGCTTACCTTTTAGAGTTACCCGCTAAGTACGCAAATCCAATATTCGAGTTCTTAGGGAACATTGCTAAGGAGCAAGGAGTACAAACGGAAGAAGCCACAAAAGAGGACTAAATGGAAAGTATTGCAATTTTCTTGGCGGGACAAGCCATTGCCATAATCATAGGCTTAATAAGTATTTATGTTAAAGTAAGTCTAAAACTTAAAGAACTAGAGGTACGAGTAACTATGGTTGAAAAGCAAGACGACATTATCGCCAAGAAACTTGACAATATCCAAACAAGTTTGAACAAGTTATTTGTTAATTTAGAGAACAAACAAGACAGGGACTAATGAGAAACGTCGTTATCTTTTTATTGGTAGCGATTGCAATTTTCCTATTAGGCAAAAGTTGTAGGTATATAAAGAATGATCCTATTGTCATTAAAACAATAGACACGGTTTACCAAGAGAAAACATTTACCAAGTACATTAAAGGTAAAAACATACCTTACCAGGTTATACAAGATAATAGCCGAATTGATACAGTAAGGGACACGATTACGATTGTCAAAGATTATTTAGCCACTAAGATTTACACGGACAGTTTTAGCATAGACTCAAGCCGTTTTACAATTATTGACACTATAAGACAAAATTCTATAATAGGTCGTCAATTTAAGGCTAATTTGCACGAAAAAACAATAAGAATTACCAACAATATTTACCACCCCAACAAGAATAGCTTTTATTTGGGTATTTTAGGCGATTTAAGGCGCTTAGATAACAATTTAGGCATAGGAGTAGGGATTGGATATAAGACCGAAAAAAACGACTTATTTTTGCTAAATATTACAACTAACCAATATTCGGTTGGTTACTATAAAAAAATATTTTAATATGAAGAATTTAAAAGCGTGGAAGACTACAAGTATCGGTTTGGTATTAATTATTGGTGCAATGGCGACTGTATTCTTAGGTAAGGCAGATTGGACGGGAGCGTTAGTTGCTATTAGTACGGGGGTGGGTTTATTGTTTACTCCTGATACAATGTTGGATAAAATGACTAAAAAGGACTAAATATGCTTAGCAAGAAATCTATTGACTTAATCATTCACTTTGAGATTGGCGGACGTTCGTACTACGAAAAGGCATTACAAAAGGTTACTTGGCCTGGGGGCGATAGCGGAGCGACTATAGGTATTGGCTACGATTTAGGATATAACACGGAGAAGCAATTCTTAGCGGATTGGTCCCCTTGTTTGAACTTAAACTTTGTTAATGCGTTGAAGCCTTTATGCGGATTAAAAAAGGAACGAGCAAAAGCAATGATTAAAGGCGAGGTATTAAATGTTCGAGTTCCGTACAATATTGCATACGACGTATTCGTTAAAAGTACATTACCAAGATTTTATAAAGCAACTTTATCAATATACCCTGAAATGATCCATTTAAACGAGGACACCCAGGGCGCATTGGTTTCTATGGTATTTAACAGGGGAACAAGTTTATCAGGCGACAGGAGAAGGGAAATGAAAGCCATTGTCGATTTAGTTAAGAAACAAGATTACGAAGGAATTGCCGAAGAAATCGAAAAGAGTAAGAGGCTTTGGGAAGGTATCGGATTAGACGGATTAGTAATAAGGCGAGAAGCGGAAGCGGACTTAATACGGGACTCAATAGCATAAAACACCAAAACCAACATAATGACAACAACAACCAAACGCAAAAGACTTTACTTCGATATTGAGGTAAGCGCAAACGTGGGTTTATTTTGGCAATCAGGATTTAAGATTAACATTGGCAC